AGGTCCGGTTCGCTTTGGTCGGTTGGACCGGACAGGGCACGCCCGCTTCGGTGGGCGTTTTCTTAATGGATGGTCTGATAAAATTTTTCTGAGTAATCAAGCTTGTAACTTCGGTAATTACCAAACCCTGCTTGTTCTCCATCACTTACCTTGACTGTGAGCAGCGAAATGGCTTTTACAGCACAATGAGGACAGTCGAACTTTCCGAGTACATATCCACCGTCGAGAATCACAGTGGTTTCGCCAGTTGAATTTGAGTGAATAACGCCTGAGACTTTCTTTTCGCAATTGAATAAAGCAATGCTCTTATTAACTGCTTTCAGGTTCATTTCTATTTTTACGATTTCCATAATTTCTCCAGTCTTAAATTCAGGGTGTAGGAAGCCACGCCAAATTAATGGCGAATTTTTCATTTCATATTTCGGAACTACTATTTAACTTTCGTGCGCCATCTGGTCGTATTCAGCGCACTGCCTGGAACAATATTCCTTTTCTTTGCGCGCCAGTTGCGAGCCGTTGAGATAGAGAAGGGTGTTTTTTACTTCTTTGCCTTCATCAATGGATTTGCGGCAGTAACCGCATTGTTTAAGCATCCGGATCTCCTTTCTGCGCCAGCAGGTAGCAGAGGCGGCGGATTAAAACCTCAATCCGGTTGAGCGGGACGGCCTGCTGTCGAGCTGGTTTACGTGCGAAATCAATCATTCTCACCCTCGTTTGCCTTATCGCCGGCCAGCGGAACGTTTATCACCTGCTGCGCGTTAACCTTGCCATCTCATTCCGGTCTTCGTATGCCCCGGGCGGCTACTTCGTGGGCGTCCTGCCTTGATGACTCGTTGCTGCGTTTGATAGGTTAAGTATTATCGATTCAATCGATATATGTCAATTAAATTTGATGATTAATTTTACAGGGAAGATTAAGAAAGCGAGATGTGGGTGAATTAATGACATAAAAAAACCGCCAGTTAAGGCGGTTAGTAGTTTTAAAGCTGGTTTAGCGAGAAGGAGGCTCGATTTTTCTGCGTCTTTGGTATTCAGCCATGAAATCGTCTAGTTCTTGAAGTCTGGCGCCTGCCAGCTCAATAAAACGGTCTTGTTCAACAGTCGGTAGCTGATCAAATATTTCTAAGAGCCGCTTTTGTCGGTCATTGAGATCTGTTGGACCACCTTGTGTTAGACGTTCAGGCACATCCGATTCCTCATCATCCTCCATGAAGAACCAATACAACGGCTTACCCGTGGCCTTAGGTAACAACTCTAAGATATCTTTTCGGGGAAGAATGCCGGACTGACACCAACCATTAACTGATTGAGAGGTAGCGCCGACTCTACGACCTAACTCAGATTGGGTGATCCCAGTCTCATTAAGCACTCTTTGTAAACGCTCTCCAAAGTTCATTTTTCGTTCTCGCACAATTACATGGTTTCATTATACAGATTTTTTCTGTAGGTATGACTATCGAAATAATTTGACAGTATCGATTAAATTTGAATAATTGGTTGTATCTTCACTCAATGAGACCGACCAATGAAAGTAACTGTTCAACGCAAGATCCTTTCCGTGTGTAGCCAGGCTGAGTTGGGACGCCGACTTGGTCGCCGTGCTCAGACCGTTAACGGCTGGTTTAAAAACAAAGTTCCCGGCGAACTTGTAGTTCGAGTGGCAAGAGCTATTGACTGGAAAGTCACCCCACACGAACTGCGTCCTGATCTCTACCCAAACCCAACTGATGGCTTACCAAGCCAAGAGGCATCAGCCAAATAACCATAGAGGATATTTACCCATGGAGAACGCAATTGCACGAAAGTTAGACCCACCAGAAATCAACCCGATTGAGATAGAGAGTGTTCTGCTCAACCGGCTTGCATCAGTAGGGCAGAAATCATACGCCGAGCATATGGGCATCAGCGAGTCGACAGTCAGCAGGCGTAAAGCTGAGGGATATTTCTGCAACATGGCGAAAGAGCTGGCTTTTCTTGGGATTCAGGCCGCGCCACCGGAGGCGGTACTGGTATCCAGAAACTATCTCACAGCAGTAGAGATTCTCGCTGATGCCGGGCTAAAGGCTGAACGAGCCAGGCCGGATGCGCTGGGGTGGGACTGAAAATGACAGCAACCAAAAAGGCGAAAGCCGCGGTGAGGGGTCACCAACGGCTTTCTGGTGCAAAAACGGTAGGTAATTGCGGAGATGAGTATGTCAAATACCGCTGAAATATACAAATTCCCTGCGCCGA